TCAATGAATATTTTAAGTGTACGATTATTATCTTGTAAACTATAACGTACTTTTTCGTTACCACTAAAGTAGTGAGTATAGGCGCGACCAGTTTTATCTATAACTTCAAGCCTATTAATACTATTCATTGATGTTCGTTCAAAAAACTCGTTGTTAGTCACGCTAGTTTACTCCAATCTGTATCTTCATCCATCATCTGTACTTGTCCTTTGAACTGTTGATTGTCAATCAGCTGGTTATAGACTCGCACATTGTTAATTTTTAGTCCGTAAGCTCCTTTGGGACATCTGTAGATTGACCCACTTTCACCATGGAAATGAATTTCGTCTTCACGATCAAACACGAGAGTAATACCACTATTAATCCTCCAAGAGCTACCTTCTGTATAACTTCCATTCCATCCTGCCAATACTTTATAGATAGGGAACATCCCTTTGCCTGGCTTGATCTTTAAGACTACCCAATTGTCTGGGCTGTATTCGTTCATAATATAATCCTAAATAAGTGCCATCCTTGGCTAGCTAACTCCTATTACTTAGTTTCTGAACCTGGGGTGGCAGCCTTAACGGCTCCGCTAGCTGCATCAAGAGTATATGTTGTTACATCAGATACGTCTTTGATTACACCGCTCACAATACCAGTAGTTCCATCAACAACACTGCCGACTGAACTACAGCCCATTACAAAAAAGGTTAATACGAATAGTATATACTTCATAGCCTTCTGTCCTTATTACTAAGTACTTCCGAGGGTGGCTTCCTACCCACTAATTGCAGAGCGTACCACTTGATACGCCGAACATCTTCCTTGCATTAACTTTTAAAAGGTTCTACAACTTCCATTGTAAAACGATCGAACATAACATTACATACTAGGCATTCCCAATATAATATGCCATCGTAATGTCCTTGTATTTCTATACCTCTTACGTCCTTGCCAAAATGTTTTGGTGACTTAGGAGTACATCCATACATCGCTGCGGTTTGTACTGCCTTCTTGTGAGAGTAACCTTGACTCTCGAAGTACTGTGTGATTGTTTCTTCTTCTTCCCAATCAGTATTACAACTTGGACAATTCTTGCCGTGCATTGTAGAACTCCTCTAATCAAACATCTCTAAGAGTCTTTCGCTTTGAGCTTCAATTGCTCTAGCTTGTTCTAAGAGATCTAAACTCATCGCTTCTAAATCACATTCTTGCTGATTTAGCTGTACTCGAACACTATCTATAAAATAGTCAGCCGCATCTGGGCTAATTCGGACCCTGTCCATCGGGAATTCAATTATATTACTCACTTTTTTCTCCACTTTATTAATTTGGCGCGCCCTAGTGGATTCGAACCACTGACCTACGGCTTAGAAGGCCGTTGCTCTATCCAGCTGAGCTAAGGGCGCATAATTTATTAACTAACTTAAGTAGTCTATCAATTGCGGCCTATCTCTTCCGAACTCATCTTTAGGTGCAAACATAAAATTAGAGTAGTCTCTATACATATCTAAGAATAAAGGAACTTCTTGAGCGATCGATTGTATTCGACTAGCCTCTGCTTGTCCTTTAGTCCATGCACGATGATCGTCACTATACTGAAAATACCAGTCGTGCGTCTCTAATAATTTAAAAAATTCTGCTGGTGCCATTAGCTTGCTAAATCCTTTTCAAATTGAAGTACCATTTTATTCTGAAGCCTTCGAGCTTCTTTTTCCCAAGGTTGATCCCAGTAATCTGTGTCAGAATGGTCACGACCTTTCCAATGTTGTAGAGAAGGTGATAGTTCGGCACGAGCAAATTGTTTGACATGTACCATTTCATGAGCAAGAGTTGATAACCAATTGCCATATAGACCAACGTCAATTATAAAGTTACGATCGTCAACCGACTCACACAAACCCTCAGATGTATTCTCTACAAAGAGCTTGTGGTGGAACTTAACATGAATGTTAGTCTTAAGTCGACTAATTCCTAGTTGTCTTGCAAAGCTATTCATCGCTACTAGCGTCATGGATTGTAAATCTATGTTTAGCTTCCCACCACGTGGGCCTGTCATTTCAACCATCATGAGCAGAGTGCCTCACAAAGTGCTTCTGCCCCATCGTCGCCTTCCAATAGTTGGTGAAGTTGTTCAGTAACTTCTTCGCCTTCTGCAAACAGCATTAACTCAGCAGCCAATATTGCAGCTTGTTCACGAGTTAATTGGATGTGGCCTTGATCTCTCCATGGTGGAGTTAATTGGATGCATGTTCCTCGGTCTTGACCACCAAAGAAGCGTGTCTGCATGATGTCTGTTGTTGGGACGTTTCTCAAATCAGTACTCATTTCTATTTACCTTTTCATATTTGATGGGTATATTGTAACACAACAAGATCATTTTGTCAACAACTATTGTCGTTTCTCTTAGATCTTTTTGTTATAAGAATATAACCATTATAACTAAAAGTATTGCTATCGTAAATGCGTATGCATACATGAACTCAAGCGACTTGATAACCAGCTTTACTGCAAACACCATTGCAAAGGCGAGTGCTAAAAGATAGACTATTTCAGTCATTAGTAGTTAACTTGTAATGCTACTTCATTAATGCCAAGCTCCGACACATCAAACTTATCATCAGAATAGATGTCAAATTTCTTGTTTGATTTGGCTAGCTTGTTAGCTGCACGTTCGTTCTTTGCTTGTGCTTTCATAGCGTTGAACTTTTCGTGAGAAGCTTCTCTATCCATTTGCTTCTTAATTTTCTTAAGTTCACGCATTACCATATTAAAAGATTTCTTACTCATATTACGCTACCTTCTTTTCAAAATATTCATTAACAAACATGGAGACGACACCAGAGGTACCGCCAATGTGCCACCTATAATTTGGAGTAGATCTAGCTGTTCGACCAGCGTCGTAGTCTTTCCAGTTATAAATGGTAAAGGGACGTATTGCATTATGATCTTCGTCGAGGATATTCATTTCCCACTCAACATCGACTTTACCGTCACCAGAAGGTGTATCATATTGCGGCTCACCAAAGACTTTAACTAAGTCTTCGTAAGATGCTGTGATGTAGCCTTGCAGTGATGTTGATACAAACGCCGCTCTTTCTTCAATTGTGTAATTCATAATGTTTCCTTTATTTAATTTATGAGTATATTATATCAAATCAAATGGTGTTTGTCAACTGTTTTTGTCGATTATTTTAATCTTTTTTAAAGTAGATTGATCTGGTCAATCCACCGAAGATGTAGATGAAATACAGGAAGAACGGAGTAGCAAGAGCGAGTCTTATTGTATCGTCTGCTGCACCAACCATTTCTCCAATGCCGATAAGGGCTGAAATGATTCCAATTATTGCCGCTACAGTGGCAATTCCAAAGCCAAAATCTTTGGCTGCATTATATAGTTTAGTTTTCATTTAAACTCCGTGTGTCATATGTGAGTACGTGTCATCACATTCATTTATATTAGCACCGCACGTACAGGTGTTACTTTCTTCAATACTTGGAGCACCGACCAACGATCTGATCTGTGCTTCTGTATATCTTTGTTCTCCATCTCTTACTGAAGCTTTCGCTAAGAGATCCCAATTATCAAGTTGTTGTTGATTTATTACCATATTTTCTCCTATGCAGCGTGTAATACTCTGCCGTCTTCAACAATAAGCCAAACAGATGTCCACGGTTCATGACAGCCTGATACTCCGATTGCAGAGTTGTCACCACCTCTACCGTCAGACCAGATTTCTAGATCAATGTCGTCAAACATATCAACAGTCAGTTTTTCCTCTGAGTAACGTACGTCACCGTAAGGTTGACCACCAGCGTATTCCCAATCAATAGTCGTGGGTCTTACTACCATGTAGTCTTCTCCAAGCTCATTGATAAATGCTCTTACACATTTGCCATCTGGATACTTGTATGTAACACTATCACCAGTTTCTATCATATCATTTCTCATCTGTTTCGCCTTGTTTTATTTAATTTATGAGTATATTATATCAAATCAAATGGTGTTTGTCAACTGTTTTTGACAATTATTTTCATTTATTTTCACTCTGATACAAAATCACCTGCCATTGGAAAGACTTCTGATATACATTGAGCTACTGCCTTCGCAATATCCATGTGCTCAGCTTGTGTACCGTTGCCACTCCTAAGTTCAATAAAATGAACCCAAGAACGAAGGGTACCATTAATATACATACGAGATACGGTGTTTCCTTCTGGAAGTACTGCACGTGCTTGCTCCTTAGCGATACCATTCTCGATCGCCCAAGTGTATAGCTTTTGAGACTGACGGATGTATTCCATTTGCTTCATTCGCCAATCTTCTGCTATTCTTCGTTGTTTATCGTCTGTAATATCAATTGGAATACTGTTCTGACGATTCTTTGTGTCTTGTAGTCTTGCTTCTCTGATCTCAAAGTTTAGATCAGCAGTAGGGTCTGCATATCGTTGGCTAAACTCTTGGAACGAGAATGAGCGATGTCGTAAGATTTGTCTAGCGATATCACGAGTTGTTTCAACTTCTAAGCAGAGAGACACCATCTCTAATGGAGACCAATGCTTGTGTTTCATTAGATACTTGACGAGCTTCTCATTCGTCTCTGTATTATTTTGATTAGATGGGTTTGATACTCTAGCACAATAAGCTACTAAATCGAGTGCACTCTCTGATGCGTTAGCATCTGGAGCTTGAGAGTATGAGATCATTTTTACATTCATAAGAAATCCTATTATTATTTAAAGGTTGATAAGTGTATTCTAACACAGTTTGATCCATTTGTCAACTGTTATTGTCGTTTTATATAGAACGATTAGTTATATGTATATTCCAAAATGATATAAGAGAGGGGTTGACAAAGGCCATTTGATTTGATATAATATACCCATCAAATATGAATTTGTATGTACCTTTTATAACGTATACATGTGAGGCAGTAGAATATGGCATATTACAACCACGCAGAGAAGCAGGTCGGTAACTTCGTTGAGAAGGAATGCGGTAACAACTTCGAGTACAGTCTAAACGAGACTGGTATGTTTCCGGAATATCCCCACATTGTATGGGTTGGAAGTATCGGAGACCAAGGGTTTAGATTTGCTAAGGTTAAGAAGACCGTGGCATACATTCTTACTGGTGAAGATACACTCGAACGGTGGTTCTTAAAGCGTAACGACACGTACCTCGCATAGGTACCTTTTATAACGTATACACGTGAGAGGGTAAAAAAAGTGAAAATAAATCACTTTAGGGGTTGACAAATACCTTTTGATATGATATAATATACTTTTACATAACGAAATACATCGCAAATACATCGGAGAAATATATGAAACTAGTAATCCAAACTCAATACAAAGAGAACTATGCTGCCCACGACGACGATTACGTCGCTGGTGTTAGTGAAGACTATTGGAAATTTAAGGGTGGCGAAACCATCGTTGTCCACGACCTAACCACAGAGCAAGTAGCCGTTCCAGGCTTTTGGGATCACCTTTACTCCTGCATTGAGAGTAGTGACGAATACCAGCAGGAATATATAATTTCTGATGAGCTCATCGACGACAGAGACTATGTTGAGTCTAAGCATATCGAACACTGGGAAACAGTGTGTAATGCTACTGTAGTTGATGGCAATCTACATTGTGTTAAACAGCAAAAATCTCTTAGAGATGAATCAGGAGATATAGTTGCTGAGCGTACTTGGAAACAAACACCTACACAAAAGTACCTTGATGCAACTTATAAACAATTTGAGCAGGTGGCTTAATATATGAAGAAACAAGAAGAATTTAGAATTTTAACAGCACGCCAACACGTTAGAGAACGTATTGGTATGTACATGGGCTCAGCTGCAAAAGAGTCTATCGAGCGATTTGTACTTGGCGAATGGAAGTCAGTTGATTATGTTCCTGCTCTCAGTAAAATGATTGATGAGATTTTGGATAATGCTATCGACGAAGCTATTCGTACAAATTTTAAGAAAGCTAATAAAATTAATGTTTCAATTAATGAAGCGACCAACACGATCGTTGTATCAGATAACGGACGAGGTATTCCACATGATGAAATACACGACGAAGAATCTGGTAAGAAAATCAAACGACCAGTTGCAGCTTGGACACGAGTTAATGCTGGTACTTCCTTTGACGACGAACGTGTAACCATTGGAACAAACGGTGTTGGTTCAGCAGCAACTAACTTTTTATCTAAATCATTCCAAGGTAGGACGTGGTCAGATGGGAATCTACTTGAAGTAACATGTACTGACGGGGGTAATACAATAAATGTTAAAGAAAAGAAAAGAGCGGGTTCTGGAACGGAAGTTTCTTTCGTCCCAGACTTTGAGCTATTTGAGGCAGATTCGCTTGGAGATCTTAGTACGCTGGCTCTCCTTCAAGATAGACTTATTAGTTTATCGATGTCGTTTCCGGAAATTCGTTTTACGCTTAACAACAAAAGAATACTAATTAATGACTTAAAGAAATACGCTGCACAATTTGGTGAAACAACAATCATCGAAAAAAGCGAAAACCTTTCTTTATTCTTTGCTCCATCAGAAGACGGCTTCAGAACAACCTCTTATGTAAACGGAGTGAATACCAGACAGGGTGGTGCATACGTAGAACACATTGTTAATAATGTAGTCGATGAACTTGTTACTATGGTAAAGCGTAAACACAAAATTGAAGTTGTTAAAACGACTATTAAGAGTGGCTTGACCTTTGTAATGTTTGCTCGAAACTTTGTGAATCCTAAATTTGATTCTCAAACAAAAGAGCGATTAACTAATCCACTACAAGACATTCGTGTTCACTTAGAGCAAGCAGAGATTAAAGACTTCTCAGTATTGGCTCGAAAGATTCTAAACACACCAGACATTATTGATCCTATCATTGAAGCTCAACTTGCTAAGAAAATGGCAGCAGATAAAAGAGCCGCAACTCTAGCTCAAAAGAAAATACGCAAAATCAAAGTTGCAAAGCATATTGCTGCCAATAAAGATGATGCTACTCTTAAGATCGTCGAAGGGGATTCGGCTATGGGCTTTCTTTTAAAGGTAAGAGATCCCAATAAGGTCGGCGCCTTTCCGTTGAGAGGGGTTATTATGAACACGTGGGATATGAAACCAGCCGATGTTCTGAAAAATAAAGAACTTAGTGAATTGGTTGCTGTTCTTGGCTTGGACATTAATGATCCAGACAGTGTAGATAATGCAACTTATAAACACATTGCAACATTGACTGATGCTGACCATGATGGTATTGGACACATTAGTCCTCTGCTGATCGCTTTCTTCTACAAGTTTTGGCCACGACTTTTAACTGAACATCGTGTACGAATTACTCGTACTCCGATTATGATATCTACCTTTAAAGATAAAGTAGAGTGGTTCTATACATACGAAGACGCTTCTGAGTTTAAGAAAACAAACACAAATTGGAAGCATCGTTATATCAAAGGCCTTGGCTCACTCACAGAAGATGAGTACGACGTAATTATTAATCAACCAAAGTATGATACTGTTTCTGTAGACGACGCTGGTCTTTTCCAAATGATGTTTGGTAGAGATGCTCAGTTACGTAAAGACTTCATGTTCGCCTAAAATAAATGAACAAAACAGTTGACAAACACCGTTTGATTTGATATAATATACTTTTAACTTAATAAGGAATGATTATGACTGTACAATTCAAATACACTGACGACGGAAGATACTATGGAATGCCAAAGGATTCTACTGTAGTATGGAAACCCACTATATATCCGGCTGACAAGTTTGACTACGATAAAATTAAAGCAAGAGTAGCGGACATGAAAGAAAAAGGAAATAAGAAGGGTCTAGAAACAATGAAACGAAACTTCGAAAGAGTAATTAAAGATAACCCTGGCGTGTTCGATCATTTTGCAGAGTTGTTAAATTAAATGAACAAAGGGGTTGACAAATACCTTTTGATTTGATATAATATACTTTTAACTGGAAAAAAATAAATTTATGAGCGACTTAACATCTTACATATCTGACGACAATAGGTACTATCCTTTGTCCGATGTTGCTGGTAGAGAATGGAAGAGCTTTGCTATGTACACCGTTGAAAATCGAGCGATCCCAAATATGATCGACGGTCTTAAACCTGTACAAAGGTTCTACCTCTACTCAAGCATTCAAAATACTAAACGTGATTTTAAGAAAGTATCAGCAGTATCTGGTATTATTTCTGACTACGGATATAATCACGGTGAAGGTTCAGCAGCTGGTTCAGGTCAGCTTATGGCAGCAACGTGGAATAACAACATTTGTCTTGTTGAAGGTAGAGGATCATTTGGTACTCGACTTATTCAAGATGCTGGTGCTCCTCGTTATGTTTACAGTAAACTCTCATCTAATTTTGAAAAGTATATTAAAGACGTAGACTTGAGTCCTGTACATGAAGATCCAGAGCATGAGCCACCTGCGTTTTACTTACCAGTAATTCCATTGGTTCTTGTTAATGGTACTAAAGGTATTGCTACTGGTTTCGCTACTAATATTCTTCCACATTGTCCTAACAGCATTGCTGAAGCTTGTGAAGAATACATACGAACTAAGAAAATTAAAAACAATATCGACATTAAATTCCCTGAGTTTAAAGGTACTGTAGAAAAAGATCCTATCGAGCCTAAGCGATACACTGTTATTGGTGTTTATCAGAAGCCTTCTAAGACTACTTTAAATATTACCGAAGTACCTTATGGGCTAGACAGAGAAGGGTACGTGAAGGTACTAGATAAACTCGAGGACGACGGAGATATAGTATCTTATGAAGATTGTTGTGATAAGAGTGGCTTTAACTTCCACGTAAAACTCAAGCTTGCATCTTCAGCCAAATGGAATCACAAACAAATACTTGCTAAGTTTAAGCTAACAAGAGTACTTAGTCAAAACTGTACTGTGATCGATCAAGACGGAAAGCTAAGAGAATATGATGATGTTCGTAATCTCATTGCTGACTTCTGTGATTATCGTTACGGTGTACTTGACCAACGAATCAATAGAAACATTGAGAACTATAACTCTGAACTGACTTGGCTTAAGATTAAGATGCAATTTATTAATGCAGTACTTAATGATAAGATTGTCTTTAAGGGTAAGAACAAGAAAAATATCAGCGAACAAATTTTAAGTAATACTGAAGCAACTCAAGAACACTGTAACCGTTTACTTGGTATACCGTTTTCTAATCTAACTACAGAAGAGATTGCAAATCTTGAGAAGCAAATCGCTCAAGCTGAAAAGGATCTGACTTTCTGGGAGAAAACAACCTCTAAGAAACAGTTCTTAAGTGATTTAAAAATTATATAATGGAGCAATAAAATGAAATACAAATCTGAGTTTATGAAAAGCCTTGGCCAATATGTTTATGCATATAGTGCTGAAGGTGATTTACGAGAATCTATACTTAATAACACAGTACACTATAGTGGTGTAGGTGTTAAGAACAGATGCTTAGACCATACTAAAGAAGAAAGTATGGGTGGTAAAGATTATGATCCAGACAATTTGTTTATCATTGCTCACAGTTTAGAGAAATACGCCGAGACAACAAAGGTGCACGAAATTGCATCCTTTGCGATTGAGGCACTTACGATCGCTTTAACGAATCCAAAAGACAATAAAGTCAAAGGTCGTTATGGCGAACTAATGGTACTCCAACCAATAACTGAAATATTTAACGAATGGCAGCTTGGAGAAATTGATCCTGTAGCAGAAGGATTTAAGTTCTATGAAAAGTATCCAGAGCTTAGGTCAGTTACTACTGGTACCAAATCAAATAGTGAAGGCACTGAGTTCTCAACAAGACGTATTGAAGGTACAGAGTATAAGCTTTGTGTTACCTACGGTGTTGACTCTGCTGATGCTCACGTTAAAGTAAACTTCAGTAAGAAATACAAAGGGAAAGAGCAAGCAGAACTCTTTGAATTATGGGCCAAACAAAATAAAGATCAGCACATTGAAGCTTCAGCTGCTCAAGGCGAATACATGATAACTAATTTTGAGTCTGCTGAAGATGCTAAAGATTATTACGTAGAAGCTGCAGCATTCTAATGAAGAAATACTGGAGACTTTGGGCAAAAGCTATTGGCGAAAAAGAAGGCTCATCTGATAAAGAAGCAGATATGATAGCATTAATACGAACTGTTATTGTTCTTGTTAATTTTATCACCTGCTTCTTTATTATAGCTGGTAACATACACAACTGGTAATTCTACCAATTCTTAATATACAACATAAAGCTTTTTGGCATTAGTTCGGCGAACTGATCGCTTTGAATCTTTTCAATATACGTATCGTTTTGAACATAAACTCTACCGAGTGCAATCATTGGATTTAACACAGTATCTCGCCACTCTCTGAATTTATCTATACTACCATACTGAGCATCTAAATGGCAACGTACTGCTATATGGCGAACCTTAGTTCCTAGAAAATCAAACATATCTCTGTGTAAGATATTGTATTCTGCACCAGCTGCGTTAATTTTTAAGAAGTCAATTTGTTCGACATCAAAATCTACACAGAATTCTAATAAGCTCATTAGCTTTACTTCATTATTACCATATACGTTGGATAGATCAATATCAGTACGGCCGACTGCTGCGTTGATTGGAACGACTCTTGGTAATTCGTTGTTACCTATAATATAATCGGACACATTCTTGACCGCAGTTTTTAAAAGCTTCTTACTTGGTTCGATCATATAAACTTTCTTAGCACCAGCGTCTAAAGCTTTAGCTGAGAACATTCCTACACTAGCGCCAATGTCAACTACGACATCATCAGGTAAAACCTCGTACCACCAGTCGTAATCTTTAGAGACGAAAAATATGTTATGAAGATTAGTTACTTCATTGATTGAGAGGTCTGCAGTGTCGACTTCAAAGTTGAAAGATTTGGGATTAAACATGTTATAGTCACCTTTTTAATAAATAAGCGTATACATCAAATTAAAGGTATACATTATGATTAATAACTATTTATCTGCTGGTGGCTTTAAAATCCAAGTCAAAAGGTTGCCCCACGTAGAATTCTTTTCTAATAAGGTTCTATTACCTTCAGTAACTACAAACGCTGTTAAGAGCGAGACGCCACTGCGTTCTTTTTATAGTGTCGGTGATCACATTTCTTATGCTGATTTAGATTTGACTTTCATCGTAGACGAGAACATGAGCAACTATATTGAAATCTATAGTTGGTTAAGAGCCTTTGGTACTCCAGAAACTTTAGAGTCATATGATAAACTAAATAAAAGTATTGATGGTCTGACTTCAGATATCTCTGTCGTAATTCTAAACTCACAGAAAAATCCAAATATTGAAGCTACGTTCACAAATTGTTTCCCTGTTGGTATTACACCAGTAAGTTTAGACTTAAGTAATGCTGACGTTAGTTATGTTGAAGCAACAGTAACCATACGATACGACCAATTTGATATTAAGCAATTATCATAAAGGGGTTGACAAATACCACAAAACGTGATATAATTAACCTTTATAGATAACAAGCGAGTATATAATGGACACAAATGATATTGCCTCTCTATGGGCAGCTGATTCAGCAATAGACGAAACAAATCTAGTTGGTGAATCTAAAAGAATTCCTCAATTACACAGCAAGTACTACAACCTTTTCTATAGGGAAGTGCTACGTGTTAAAAAATTAAAAGCCGAATATAAAGAGCTTGAGCGTCTTAAGCGTGAATACTATGACGGAAGTATGGCTGAAGAAGATTTAAAAGATAATGGTTGGAAGCCTTTTCGTTTAAAAGTATTACGTCAAGATGTAGACAAATATATTCAATCAGACAAAGATATTATTAAGCTTAGTTTAACGATTGATTACCACTCAGCAAATTCAAATTATCTTGAAGATATTATTAGAACAATCCACAGCCGTAATTTTATCATTAAGAACATGATTGATATGCTTAAATTCCAATCAGGAGACTATTAATAAATAGGAATATACAATGAATAAAGGTGAACGATCAGTGTGGGATAAACTTTTAGAATGGGGCTGGAAACTAGAGTCTAACCGTCAGTGGGAAGATACACAAGCTACCCTTACTGAACAAGCTCTTGACCGTGCTGCAGAAGCAGAACCAAAGGTCATTGATGTAATGGCTGATGATACAGACCCAAACGAAGTTACTATCGAAAACGCATACAAAACAAGATGGATATGGTATCATACTATATTAGCGATCGGCATCTTTTTCACAAATATTCTACTAACTGCAATACTTGTAATATTGGCGGTTAAACTATAATGAGCGAACAGATAACGATCGAGCCAATTAATTCGGTTCATATGAAAATTGTCGCAGACAGTGGCACACTCATGGAATTATCTGAGCACTTTAGTTTTAGGCCTGAAGGTTATCAATTCGTTCCTGCTTATAAGAATAGAATGTGGGATGGTATTATTAGACTATTCCAACCTATGAGACCAACTATCTACGTTGGCCTTTACCCACACATTAAAAAATTCTGTGACGATCGTGGATATTTCTTATCTGCTCCAGATCATATAGGATTAGACGAGGATTTTGATGATGACTACCCTGTACAACTCGCTAAAGAAATCAATTGTAAATTTCTACCAAGAGACTATCAAAACGACTATGTCCTTAACGCTTTGCGTAAGCGTAGATCTTTATCTCTATCACCGACATCATCTGGTAAGTCTTTAATAATCTATTTGATTCAACAACACTACTTCCAAGCTTTTGGCCATCGTACATTAATTATCGTTCCAACTATCTCATTAGTACATCAAATGAAAGGTGACTTTGTAGATTATGGTTGTGACGAAAACGATATCTATACTATTCAAGGTGGTGTTGATAAAAACACAAGCTCACCGATTGTTATCTCAACATGGCAGTCACTAGTAAAATTAGGAAAAGATTGGTTCGACCAATTTGCAGTTGTACTTGGAGATGAAGCACATACGTTTCAATCTAAAAGTTTAACTACTATTATGGAAAAGTTAACAGACTGTGAGTATCGTCATGGATTTACTGGTACACTGAAATCAGCTGAAAGTAAAACACATCGGCTTGTATTAGAAGGTTGCTTTGGCGAAGTCAAACGATTTGTGAATACAAAAGAACTCATGGATAAAGGAACCGTTGCTGATTTTAAAGTGAAGGCGATCGTACTATCCCATAGTGTCGAAACCCGCAAGAAGTTTAAAGATGCGCTCAAGAATTTAGATGGCACAAAGAAATGGCCAGCTGAACGAGAGTTTATTGTTAATAATGAAAAGAGAAATCTTTTTATAAGAAATTTGTTATGGTCTCTAAAGGGACAGAACAACCTAGTTCTGTTTGATTTAGTTGAAAAACATGGTAAGGTGCTTGAACCGATGCTTCGCAAGGAAGGTCGTGTACTACATTTTATCTACGGTGGTACTAAAGGCACCGAACGAGAAGAAATTAGACACTTAATAGAAAATGACCCAGAGAAGCGACATGACATACTTGCTTCCTACGGAGTATTCTCTACGGGTGTTAATTTGAAAAGATTGGATAATGTGATATTTGCTACTGGCTCAAAATCTGAAATTAAGGTGCTACAATCAATTGGTAGAACTTTAAGGAAGGCTGAGGACTCGGAGCAAGCTACTCTATATGATATAACGGACGACCTATCGGTCGGCTCTTTCGAGAACTACACGTTGAAGCATTTTAAGAAGCGAATTGAAATCTACGGAACAGAACAATTTGCATACAAGATTTATACTATAGAGGTTTGATTAGTACAACTATTATGTGCCTTAAAGGTTGATAACCTTATTATACCATACTTCGTACCATTTGTCAACTGTTTTTTTCATTTATTTTCATTTAATTTAACAAGATAAAATAAGTGTTGACAAACCCTCAAAAGTGTGTTATAATTATACCTTTAAAGAATTGAGAAACATAACCCTATAGAGCTTATACCTTTATAGAATAAACATTAAAAGGATTCAATAATGGCGAGAAAACGCAACTACGTGAACAATCCTGATTTGCTTGCAGCATTAGTAGCATACAGAACACTATGTAACGACGCTGAAGCTTCAGGAGAAAAAGCCCCACAAGTACCTGAATACATTGGAAAGTGCATTCTATTGATTGGCACAAGGCTAGCAACCAAACCAAACTTTTCAGGCTACTCATATAAAGAAGAAATGATATCAGACGGAATTGAGAATTGCTTACAGTACCTTCACAATTTTGATCCTGAGAAATCCCAAAACCCATTTGCATATTTTACACAGATTATTTGGTTTGCATTTCTAAGACGAATACAAAAAGAGAAGAAGCAAACCTATATCAAGTTTAAAGCATCACAAAACATGCTAACTCAAAGCATCCTTGCTGATACTGGCGAAGGCCCTACTATCACAATGAACGAACCGCCTGAGTATATAAGCAGATTTATAGATGACTTTGAAAAGAAATTTAAGAAGCAACCACCATCCGAGACAAAACCGGAAGAAAAGTAATGAAGAAGATTTTGATTTTTGGTCTGCCAGGATCTGGTAAGAGTTATCTTGCTGAACCATTGGCAAAAGAGCTTGGAGGTGTTTGGATAAACGCTGACCAGGTAAGAGAACAATATGACGACTGGGATTTTAGTGATGAAGGTCGTATGAGACAAGCATTGAGAATGAAGTTCCTATCGGAAGGTGTAGTTCGAGCTGGTAAGTTTGCTATTACAGACTTTGTTTGTCCGTTTGAGAAAGCTCGTGTTGATTTTGCACCAGACTATTCAGTTTGGATGGATACAATTAAAGAAGGTCGTTTTGAAGATACTAATAAGATCTTTGAGAAGCCAACTTCAGTAGATCACATTGTACATACATTTAGACCTGATGTGCATGTTACTACGGCTGCAATTATTAGAGCTACTTTTAAGTTAGACACGGAAGATTAATGAGTGAGAGAGTAACAAAAGCGAGACACTTAGCGAAAGCAGTGACATGGAGATTTATAGCAAGTATTACAACAGCCTTAATAGCCTTATACTTTGGATTACCAACTAAGGCAGTCGGTGCAGTATTTCTTGCTGATATAGTTATTAAGTTTGTATTATACTACGGCCACGAAAGGCTATGGTATAATCATATTAAATTTGGAGTAAAGGGAAATGATTAATCCAGAAGAATTCTTTGATTATAAAAAGCCAACGGTTCAGATGCTAGGCAGATGGCAGCCTTGGCATGATGGCCACACACAATTATTTAAAAAAGCCTTGACAATCACGGGACAAGTTGTTATAATGGTACGAGACGTTTTTAAATATGAAGGTGATGCTGGAGCAGGGCGTACAGCCAAACAGGACGATAATCCGTTTGGTATGATACAAACTATTGAAGGTATTGAAAATGGACTAAGAGAACATGGTTATGAAAATGGCCGTGAGTACTTAATTATAGAGGTGCCGAATATTGTTGACATTAGCTTTGGTCGTGGAGTAGGTTACACATTTACAGAACATGACCTTGGCGAAGATATCCATAAGATATCTGCAACATCTATTCGTGCACAAATGAGAGAAGAAGGTAAATTATGAAGTTAGTATACTACCCCGATCCTATTCTTAACAAAGAGCTAAAGGATTTTGATTTTGAAGAGGTCAAGCAAATATTTGAAGATGCTGCAGATCTAAAATCACAAATGGTTGATATGATGGTGAAGCGCAAAGGTATCGGCTTATCTGCTTGTCAAGTTGGTTTAGATATGAGATGCTTTGTTATGGGAGAATCAAAAGATACTGCTATTATGGTAATCAATCCTAAAGTTTTAGAGTTCGACAACGATACTGAACTTGAAGTTGAAGGTTGCTTGAGTTTCCCAGATGTATTCCTCCACGTTAAACGACCAAAAACTGTTCAGGCAGAATGGTTAGATGAGAATGGCGAAAAACAAAGTGGACTACTCGAAGGTTATGGTGCTCGATGCTTTATGCATGAGTTAGACCATCTCAACGGTGTAGTATATAAAGACCATGTTTCAAGAATGAAGTACGATCGTGCTCTTACAAAGAAAGCAAAAATTACAAAACAGCGCAACAAAATGTTAGCTACTATGCAGTGGGTTGACAACGTTAATAAACTTAGAGAAGAGCAGATGATTGAAACAGCCAAAAATAACAAGCTTGACTTAAGTACAAGCGAGGACTAATATGAAAATTGCAATCGTCACTGATCTACATTTCGGTGCAAGAGGAGACAGCCGTGTATTCCATGAAGTACAACGAAAATTCTTTGAGGAAGTATTCTTTCCTTATGTGGACGAACATAATATTACAACAGTATTCGATCTTGGTGATACCTTTGATCGCAGAAAGTATATCAACTATGTAAGCTTACAGCGTTGCCGAAGTTTCTTCTTCCAACACTTAGCAGACCGTGATATAGACTTCCATTGTTTAATTGGTAATCATGATATCTACTATACGAATACCAATGAAGTTAATAGCATGAATCTATTAACAAATGATTTCAAACAATTTAATTTGTATGAAGATAAAGCAGAACATCTTACAATTGGAAATACTACTTTCCTAATGCTTCCTTGGATCAATAAAGAGAATGCAGAATATAACCATAAGATGTTAGCCGAAAGTACAGCAGATGTTGTAATGGGCCACCTTGAAGTGAAAGGCTTTGAGATGCTTAAAGGTGTTCCATGTACTCATGGTACTGAAATGAATGTGTTTACTAATTTTGAAAATGTTTACTCTGGTCATTTCCACCATCCATCTAGGTATGGAAACATTGAATACCTTGGCGCACCTTACGAAATGACTTGGTCTGATTATAATGGTAGTCGTGGTTTCCACGTATTTGATACTGAAGATCGAAGCATGACTAAGATCGAAAATCCTAACCGTGTCTTTTACAAAATAGATTATGATGATTCTGATTGGACAGTTGATGATGTTGCTAACTACGATGTCGATATCTATAAAGATACTTTTGTAAAAGTTATTGTTAAAAACCGTACCAACGCTTATTTGTATGATCTCTTTATGAGTCGTATGAGTGAATGTGGTGCAGTCGATGTGAAAGCAATCGACGATAGTCTAAATTTGGAAAGTGCTGGTGTAGACGAGATACTAGATGAAACAAAAGATACTGGTGAAATATTGCATCAGTACATTGATAGTATTGAGACACAAGTTGACAAAGGACGAGTCAAGCAAGTAATTGATGACTTATATCATGAGGCCATTAATCTATAATGAGAATTACATTCAAAAAGATAAAGTATAAGAATATTTTATCAACGGGTAACACATTTACAACCATCGATTTTGATGCAAAACCGACCACTCTTGTTAGTGGCGCTAATGGCGCAGGAAAAAGCACACTGCTTGATGCTGTCGTTTATGGCTTATACGATAGACCTTTTCGTAAAGTCAATAAAGTACAGTTGATTAATACGATCAACACGAAAGAACTATTGGTAGAGTTATACTTTGCTGCCGGTGGTAAGAACTATATGATTAGACGAGGTATGAGACCAGCTGTATTTGAAATATGGCAAGACGGCTTGATGATTAACCAAGACGCTGCTAAGAAAGATTACCAACAATTCTTAGAGCAATCTATTCTTGGGATTAATTATAGATCATTCAATCAAATCGTTGTATTAGGCTCAGCTACCTATATTCCTTTTATGGAACTCAATGCAGGTCAGCGACGTATTATTATCGAAGACTTACTTGATATCCAAGTCTTTAGTACTATGGGAGTACTTGCTAAAAATACATTAAGTGATAATCGGGATGAGATTAACGAAAACGCTTATCAGATTGAACTCAACGATACTAAGATCGAAAGTGCTAAAGAGCATGACGAAGAGATTCGTAAGATTAAAACTACTGAAGTCAATAAGATTAAAGAGAGAATGGTTGGTGAGATTGATATTGTTGAAGGAAAGAATGATCTCATTGATGCACAAGACGATATACTTAAAGTATTATATGACGACATCTCAGATAAGCCTGATGAGAAAAAGAAATTCCAAACTGCTACAGAAAAACGTGCTGAACTAGAGCGTAACCGTATTGCATTTGAAAAAGAGTTATCGTTCTACGAACACAACGACGACTGCCCAACATGTAAACAAGGTATTGCTCATGATTTTAAAGCAGAACAAATATCAGAAAAGAACACACTGAAAGCAGACATTGAAAGTGGTCTTGTAACTGTAGCAGAAACTATCAAAGAACATCAGCAAAGGCTCAACTCAATATCTAAAATCGAAGATCAAATTCAGTCTGTTAATTTTAAGATATCAGAATATCGTGCTGAAATCAAAATGTCTAAGAATGCTCTATCTTCTATGAAGAGAGAATTAGATAACGCTCAGAAAGAAGTTGAAGAAGTCGATACGTCTAAGCTGCAGAAATTAGAAGAAGCACTAGTAAAGAAACATCAAGAGAGAACAGATCTTCTCGAAGAACGAGAGATATTGAATGTAGTGAAAACAATACTACAAGATGGTGGTATCAAAGCAAGAATCATCAGTCAGTATATCCCTGTTATGAACAAGCTGATCAATAAGTATCTAGCAGCGTTTGATCTCTTTGTTGACTTTCAACTTGATGAGAACTTTAATGAGGTAATCAAATCTCGTTTCCGTGATAAGTTCTCTTATGCTTCTTTCTCAGAAGGTGAGAAACTACGTATCACACTTGCAATTATGCTAACATGGCGATCAGTTGCTAAGCTACGTAATTCAGTATCTACTAACCTTCTGATACTTGACGAGACTTTGGATGGTGCACTTGATAGTGTAGGTATCGAAAGTCTAATTGAAACGTTACACAGTCTGAATGCTGATGATAACGTATTTGTTATATCACACAGAGGCGATCAGTTCGCTGAGAAGTTTGATACTTCTATCACATTTACGAAGGTAAAAAACTTCAGTGAGATTGCATAAAAAGGTTGACAAACACCTACAACTGTGATATAATATACTCTTACAATATGGAAACCTATGATGACAGCATTCTACACCTCAGTCGAGCGATATGGCAAAAACATTCTATGGCGCGGTTATGAGAACGGTAAACGTTTCTCGTACAAAGTACCGTATAAACCAACACTCTACCTAAGCAGCGCCAAAGCAGGCGAAGAGGGCTATACGCCCCTCAAAGGTAATTACAAAATCAGTCCACACCAATTTGGTTCTATGGCTGAAAGCAAAGACTTCATCGAGGAATACAAAGGTGTTTCCAACATGAAGATCTTTGGTAATACAAATTACATTACACAGTTCATACAAGAAAACTATCCTGACGATATCAAATATGATTTCAAAGATGTTAATATAGTATCTTTTGATATTGAGGTTGATATCGCTGATGGCTATCCTAACGTTGAAATAGCAGATAAAGAGATCACATCGATCGCTTACAAGTCTTCTAAAAGTGATAAGTACTTCCTACTTGGTCGCAAAGACTACGATAAGACACAAACTGTTACTGGTATTGATCCAGACGACATTGTCTTTATTAAATTTGATAATGAAATGCAACTACTACGAAGGTTCGTAGAATTATGGGTAGCAGACTATCCTGATATTGTAACAGGTTGGAACGTTCAATACTTTGATATTCAATACCTCGTAACTCGTATTATGAGCTTGATGGGTGAAGACGTTGCAGCTCGACTCAGTCCTTGGAAAAACGTTAACAAATACAATCGAGAGTTCTTTGGTAAGATGCAATCTTCTTACAACATCTCAGGTGTTTCTGTTATTGACTATATGGATTGTTTCAAGAAGTTCGGTTACAAGTATGGTCCTCAAGAATCATTTAAACTTGACCATATTGCTCACGTTATTCTTGGTGAGAAGAAACTTGACTACTCTGAGTATGGTAATCTAAACGACTTATACGAGAAGAACCCACAACTATATCTTGACTACAACCTTAAAGACACACAGCTCATTGTAAGAATGGAAGAAGAAACATCTCTACTTGCTCTTGTTATGACAGTTGCTTATGGTGGTGGTGTAAACTACCAAGACGCTTTCGGTACTGTTGGTATATGGGAATCTATTATCTACAGACGATTAATGAAAGACAAAATCGTTCCACCTATCAAAGAGTCACCTGGCCGTCGTGGTGCAGATCTTGTTGGTGGCTATGTTAAAGATCCAGTACCTGGTATGTATCCATGGGTTGTATCGTTTGACTTGAACTCACTGTATCCTCACTTAATGTTACAATACAATATGTCGCCTGAAACTTATATGCCAGACGAACGTGAGTATGTAACTCAAGACATGGTACTTAATGGTCAATTCAAAAACAAGAATGGTATGTCGGTTGGCGCTAATGGTGTATGTTTCAGTAATGAAAAAGTCGGTATTATCCCAGGCATCATTCAAGAGTACTACGATGAACGTGCTCTTATCAAACAGCAGATGCTTGCAGTTGAACAACAACTTGAGGTTGAAACTGACCCAAGAGAAAAGAAACGACTGAAGACAGAAGCTAACCAATTACATAATTCTCAAATGTCTATTAAGATTTCGATGAACTCACTCTACGGAGCTACAGCAAACATCTACTTCTTATATTATATTGGAGAAATGGCAGAAGCTATTACAACGTCTGGTCAACTCTCGATTCGATATGCTCAAAAGTCTGTAAATGAATATCTCAACAAGGTACTCAAAACAAAAGACCATGACTATATCATCTATATTGACACTGACTCAATCTATGTTGACTTCGCTTCACTGATCGAAAAAGTCTATGGTACTACAGACATTGATCGTAAGACAGGAGAAGAGTTCCTAGATAAAGTCTGCCAGACTAAGATCGAAGAGGTCATTGAACAAGGCTACGAACGTCTTGCATCTGACATGGGTGCCTATCGTAATGCTATGGTAATGAAACGAGAGAAGATTAACGATCGAGCAATCTTTATTGCTAAGAAACGTTACATACTAAATACTCTCAACTCAGAAGGTGTTCATTACGAAAAGCCAAAGATCAGTGTAACAGGTCTTGAGTCTGTACGATCAAGCACACCTGAAGTCTGCCGTGATAAAATGCGTGAGATCTTCAGTGTTATTCTAAACGAAGGTGAAGAACAAACTCAAGACTTCATTGAAAACTTCAGACAAGAGTTCTATAAACTACCTGCTGAAGAAGTTGCTAGAAACTCTGGTACTGATAACATACAGAAATATGAAAACAGAACAACTCTTTATAATAAAGGTTGTCCTATCCATGTTCGTGGCTGTATCTTATTTAACCACCAACTCGCAGAGAAAAAGCTTACTAAGCGATTCGAGCCTGTTAAAGGTGGCGATAAGATCAAATACGTTTATCTTAAAGTACCAAACCCTATTCGTGAGAATGTAATCTCATTTCCAAGCGCTTTACCAAAAGAGTTTGGCTTAGAGAAATACATTGACTACGAAACTCAATTTAACAAAGTATTCCTCAGTCCTATTGAAAACATCATATCGCCTCTTGGCTGGACTGGAGAGAAACAAGATACATTAGACTCATTTTTCGGTTGACAAATGGTTCTAAATGTGTTATAATATACCCCTACATTGGAGAAAAATATGAAAGATATTCAAATAGTAAGGCTATCAACAGGTGAAGAAGTTGTTGCTAAAGTAGTCTATGATAAAGGATTTTACACGTTAACAGACGCGATCCTATTAGTACCGGCAGGAGAAGGTAAAATTGGAATGGTTCCATTCGTACCTTATGCTACTCGTGAACCAGTTGTTATCGGTGAAGCACACGTAATGTTTACAGTAGAACCTGCACCTGAGTTGAAGAAGCAAGTAATTGAAGCAACAACAGGACTAATCATGCCAGGCGGACCCGGTGACGGTGGTCTACAACTCGTATGATAGAAATATACGGAAAAGAGAACTGTGGCTATTGTAATATGGCTAAACAGTTATGTGAGTCCAAAGGATTGGACTTTGTATATAAATCCTTGGATGTTGATTACAAACAAGATGATTTTTTTGAAAAGTTTCCAACTGCAAGAACCTTCCCACAGATTACTATGGATGGTGAAGCAATTGGTGGATTTACTGAATTGAGAGAATTAGTATGAGTAAAAATTGGGTAGAAGATATACACTTAATGCAAGGTAAATATCTTACAAGACAATGGGTTGAAGCTAATCCAGAGAAACTATTAGAGTTTCTAAAGTTTCGTGTTGAGTTTCTAAACGAAGAGTTGGAAGAAACACGTAAAGCAGTAGCTGAGAACGACGCAGAAGAAATTGTAGATGGCTTGATTGATCTGTGTGTTGTTGCTATCGGTACACTTGACGCCTTCGGTGTTAATCCCTATAAAGCTTGGGACGAAGTGTTATTAGCAAATATGAACAAAGAGGTTGGAGAAAAACCATCAAGACCGAATCCACTCGGAGTACCTGACCTAATTAAACCAGAGTCCTGGTATCCGCCTTCTCATGAAGGAAATCACGGTAAATTTAAAGATCTATAGGAGATAGAGATCATGGAAATGAAAGAAACAATAATCAACGCGCTTATTATGAAATACGACGCGCAGATTGCAGAGCATACAGCAAACATAGCTATATTGCTCCAAAACGTAGTTGGGGTGGCTGAACATCCTGGCATCATTGAAACGCTAGACGGCGAAATTGGAAAACTTGCAGAAGCAGAAGATAAGAGAAACACTATTGGATCATTTGCTGCACCAATCCCACCTAAAGTTGTTTAAAAAAGGGTTGACAAATACATTTAGATGTGTTATAATATACTTTTATTATGGAGTAAACAATGACCAAACAGGTTAACCCAGTTTCAGTTGATGTACTACAAGAGTGCGTTGACTTACAATTGAAAAAGTCGAGAGATTATCAAAATCCAAACTCGACTGTTCAACAAGCTGACTACTATCCTAACGGAATCACGACTATACATGATATCATGCACGCAAAAATGCTACGTATGAAATCAGTTATGGAAGCGATGCAGTCAGATGATTATGATCCTAACTTTGAGTCCCTTGAAGATTCAGCAAAAGACTTAATTAACTATTCAAGTTTCTTTGTCTCTTATTGTCGTCAAGGTATTACAGGTCAAGATTCAACTAAAGATGTATTTAACAGGAGTACTAAATTATGAGTAATATTATTTTACCTTCGAGCGACGAAGACAAAAAACGCATTCGTGGCTGCTTTGACGAGATCAGCAATTCTTTCCTAAGACAGGAATCAGAAAGAGCTTTTCAGAAAGAAGCAATTGAAAGTCTTGCAGAAGACGTTGATATTCCTAAAGCAACCCTTAGAAAAGCTGCAAGAGTTTTTCATAGGCAAAACATCAGTTCAGTTGTAACCGAAGCTGAAGATATGGAAGCGTTGTTGGAGATCATCTAATGTTGACTGTCGCTAATATAAGAAAAGAGTTATCTTTCAAATATCTAGCTAAAGATTTTGTTATCGACAGAACTGGCGCCAAGACTATTGAAATGATTGGCGCTACATTTATCGCTGATCAAGATTATGTTATTCGTAAACCAGCTTACAAGTATATTGAACGTGAACTTGAGTGGTACAAATCACAATCGTTAAACGTTAATGATATACCTGGTGAGACACCACAGATTTGGAAATCAATTGCTTCTACTGAAGGTATGATTAATTCAAATTATGGTTGGTGTATCTACTCAAAAGAGAATGGTAGCCAATATCAGCATGTTCTACGTGAGTTAAAGAATAATCCAAACAGCCGTAGAGCTACTATGATCTACAATCGTCCATCGATGCACGTTGACATGTCACGTGATGGTATGAACGACTTTATGTGTACATATGCAAATACATTTTATATTCGTGATGGTAAACTTGAATCTCACTATTTGATGAGATCCAACGATGCTGTATTCGGCTATAATAATGATTATGCTTGGGCTAAGTATGTTCAAAATGATCTTGCCTTTGCTCTCGGTGTAGAGCCTGGTAATCTAATCTGGACAGCTTCTAACTTCCATGTGTACGAAAGACACTTTAATTTCATTGAGGAATTAATGAATGGCTGATAAATGGGATGCAAGATTTGCAAGACTAGCCCGAGAAGTAGCTACTTGGTCAAAAGATCCAAGTACACAAATTGGTGCAGTAATTGTAAACGACGAACGTAGAGTATTAGCTACAGGTTACAATGGCTTTCCTAAGGGAATAGCCGATACTCCTGAACGTTACGAAGATAAAGAAGTGAAATACGAAACAGTAATTCACGCTGAAATGAATGCAATCTATAACGCTACATACAGTGGTACATCTTTAAAAGATTCTACCATTTATGTTTGGGGGCTACCGACCTGCAACGACTGTGCAAGAGGTATCATTCAAGTTGGTGTTAAAAGAGTTGTTATGGCAACTGATGGAAACATTCCTGAAAAATGGGTTGCTTCATTTTCTAAATCCCTTAATCTATTTGTTGAAGCTGGAGTCGACACAGAGTTCCTACAAGGACCTACGGTGTTAGAACTTCATAAATAATATAATATATAAACACACCTTTATAATGTACCAGTGAGAACTACCTGAACAATGAGAATACTTCTACCATACTTTACAAGAAACAATATTGAGATTACAGACTCTGTTGTTATCGGTGGAATTGAGAGATTTGCTCAATTAATCTATCAAAACTTTGACGATGTAATCCCTGTACATTTTACAGATGAAGATCGAAAGAAGCGTAGAGTGACTGATAAAATCACTGCTGCTATTGATACTTACCAACCAGATGTTGTTATTGTTAATTATGATAACGCACCACTTACTACTAGATTACAAGCAAAAACTAATACACCTATATTGTGGATTAGTCATACTGCTGCTGGTGGTATTTCTAAAATTGGTCACATGCAACAGATGCATGAGTTTCAAGCAAATGGTGGAGTAGTTGCATTTGTATCTAGACATCAACATATTGGTATGGATAAACTTAGCCAAAGGGTTGAAGGTAAACCACTACCGATCGTAGATTTTATTGATTCTGCTTTTAGTATGGGCGATGAGAAGGTGCTTGAATGTACTTACGATGCAGTTACTGTAGGCCGTACTGATAAGACAAAGAATCCATTTTGGATGCCTAAGAAACTAAACGGCTCAGGATTACATAATGTTGTACTGACTTCTCACGTAGCTGAATTACTGTACGGTGACCATCTTAAATATCACGAAGACAACTTAGCTTGGGAAAAACCAAATGAAGTTATTCGTGGTTTGTCTTATAAAGACACTATGGCTTATATGGCACAAGCTGGATGTTATATTTCAACTTGTCCTGTAGAGACTTGGGGTATTACTGCTCTTGAAGCATTAGCCCACGGTTTGCCAACTGTACTAGTAACTAACTCAACTGATACCCATGCATCCGAGCAGATACCGGTCATAAATAAACATATAACGAAAGTACGAACGTCAGTAAAAGGTAACGACCTTGCCGATATCGTACGATCGCTAAACAAAACTACTTTTGAACAGAGACTTGAAATCTCTGAAATGACTAAAGAAAAACACTCTCTTAAGGCATGGCAAAAAAATATTGAAAAAGTAGTTGACAAAACTATAGAATGTGTTATAATAGATAATAATAATGCAGAAGCTTCTCTAAGTAGCTTCTTTTGATAATTATGGAGAAATTGAATGAAAATCTTAATCACTGGCTTTAATAAAGAGCAATGTACACGTGATTATTTTCTAGGTAAAGAACTCAAAATCCTAAACTCACACTATTCGTTGATTCGCTGTCTTGAAGATATGGGACACGAGGTCGACCAAAGAACTGTGAGTATTGGTGAGAATATAACTGCCTACGACAAAGTAATCGTGTATCTATCATCTGTAAAATCCTTTAGTCACCATGCTTTTGATGCACTGTATGTACTCAAAGCAAGGCCTGACGCTATTCTCGGAAACGACGATTGGCAAGTACGTGAAGTATTTGTATCGTTTAAACTATACCAAGAGAATCTTAAAGAGTGGAAAGAAACAGGTAAACCGTTCCTAGAGTATGGAACAAACAAATACTTGGCTGACCTCTATAAAGGTGATACTAAACTTGAAAAGCTTGGTGATCATATTGATACATTCATTGAAGGTTGTGAAATTGTAAACAGAAAAACAAATACATTGCTTCTCTGTTCTTTTGACGGGGGTGACAACAACGCCTTTAAGCTTGACTATAAAGGTGACATTGTTAATTACAATCCAAATCCTTACAACCTAAATCGTAGGCCTGAGAATAACTATGGAGAAGATCCAGGTATTCTAAGTTTCTTTGATGATGAGCCAATTATTCTTCCACCCGAAGAAAAGAAATTACAATGGGTATTCTCATCTATCGTTCAAAGTAAAACCATGCCATGGTTCAACAAACAAAAACCTACTTGGGACGTATTGAATTTTGGCCCAAGACGAGAAACCAAACTCACTGCTGGTATCCAAACCTTCCGTGTTAAAGAACCTGATATGTGTAGAATCTATAATGAAAACTGGGGTTGTATGATGCCAGAGTATTATCATGCTGGTTCAGGTTGGTGGAGATCTCGTGTTCAACAAGTAGCAGATGTAGAGTCTATACTTGTATGTTCAGATAAAGAAGGTTCAATATACGGGGAAGCATATGTTGGTAATACTCTTGCGAGTGTTGAAGCTATGACTATCGAAGAAAAAACACGGTTGGGTAAAGCTCAAAAAGAATGTCTGTACGATAATCACCCACTCGATAAAAGAGCACAACAACAAGAATTAGAGGCAATAGTACAATGAAACACGCAGCAATTATACCACTGATCGGTGGTGAGGTATTAGCTTCAGATGATGCTTACGGAGTCACTCCAGAATATATGATGACTTATAGCGGATTTGAAGGTAATGAGAAACATCTAAGAAATCATTATGCACAACAAGGTGTCGACGTACCTTACCATATTATTGATGGAGATAATGCACCTAAGCGTTACAAGAAAGTTGATGTTGTTTCATCAGTATGTCCTTGTGCAGGCTTAAGTAGTTATCACAGTTCTTACGGTGAAGACAATCCAAATAACCAATGGATGGAAAAATCAACTAAGTTTGTATTGAACGAGATTGGTCCTAAAGTATTATGGGGTGAGAATGCTCCTGCTTTGGCAACCAATGTTGGCGCATTTATGAGAAAGAAACTTCTTAAAACTGCCAACGAAGCTGGTTATAATATGACCATCTATACTACGAAGACATTATTACATGGTACTCCGCAGATACGAAGACGATCATTCTACTTCTTTTGGAAAAGAGATTACTTTAAGAATAAAGTTCCTGTATTTGATTACTTCAAAAAAGAACATCCAACGATCGCTCAATTATTGATGGAGAATAAAAGTAATTTCCAAACAGAAACAATTAACTCTAAGATTCCATCTGTTGATGATCCTTACTATAAGTACTTCTTAGAAGAAATCAAAGGCGGAATGACTCACGCAGAGTTTGCAAAAGAGTTAAGAGAAGATGAAACTTTCACAAAGCCTTCTTTTAATGTTGAAAGTGAAATGATCCTTGGTGATTATAAAGGACAATGCAACTACAAAGAGTTATCTGAATATATGGCTGCTCAAGGCCTTGAAAGAGAAGCTGCAAAGTGTTTAAGACGATACGAAAAGCTTAAGTCAGGTAAAGGTGTAATGTGGCGAGGAACAATTATTCCTGTCAAACATATTGGTGCATTCGTTGTACATATGCCTCACGTTCTGACTCACCCTGTAGAAGATAGATATATAAACTATAGAGAAGCCATGACCATCATGGGTCTTCCACAAGATTATGAATTACTTGATCCTGAGAAAAGCGTCAATCACATTTGTCAAAATGTTCCGTTCAATACTGCTAGAGATATGGCTACTCAAGTCAAAGCAGCGATCGAGCGCAAACTTCCTATGGAAGATGCTTCATTCATGTACCAAGACAATATGTCTCAAAGAATACGTGAGACCACATCAACAGTTGATATTACAGAGTTTATGACATAATGAAAAAGAAAAACCTAGTACTTGACTTTGAAACAATGGGTGTTGACCCAACTACGTGTGCAGTCGTTGACTGTTCAATTATGATTTTCGATTGGGATGAGTTTACACAAAACCCTTATGGTCTGAAAGATATCAGTAAGACTCGTAGATTTAAATTGAATGTTCAAGAGCAAGTAAAAGATTATGGATATAAGATCGAAGATTCTGTTTTAGAATTTTGGTCTAAGCAAGATAAAGAAGTACGTGCTCGTGTCAAACCAACACAGCAAGACTTGACTGTTAAAGAGTTTGTATCTAACTTTCATAATCTAGTTGTTGATGAGAATATTGGTCACTGGTGGACAAGAGGTAATGCTTTTGATCCTGTAATCTTGACAAGACTTTTTGATAGCCAAAAAAGAGGCAACCATCTTAATACTTATCTAAAATATTATATGGTTCGTGACATGCGGACTTATATTGATGCCAAATTTAATTTTGACACAAAAAACGGTTTCTGCCCGATCGCTGATGATAAACTATGGGAAAGAGCATTTAAACAACATGATAGTTCTTGGGACGTATTAGCAGATGTGCTTAGACTACAAGCGATCGCTAGAGCTGAAAATGATATGGAGCAAATCTAATGAAAATTGAAATTAAAACCGAAGAGCTAAGAAAGTATAGCATCTTCGTTGGTACACCAATGTATGGTGGCCAAGCTAGTGGTATGTATACCAAAGCAACTAATGACTTGAGTATGTTATGCTCCACACACGGTATTCCGTTAAAGTACTATTTCTTATTTAATGAGAGTCTAGTACAAAGAGCACGTAACTACATTGTAGATGAGTTCTTAAGATCTGACTGTACTCACTTATTGTTTATTGACGCTGATATTGCGTTTAATCCCAAAGATGCTCTTGCTTTACTTGGTGTACATCTACAAGATCCAGACAAGTATCAGATCGTAACTGGCCCATATCCTAAGAAAACAATTGCTTGGGAAAAGGTTGCTAAAGCAGCTCAAATGGGTAAAGCAGATGATAATCCATTTGAATTATCTAGGTTCACATCTGACTTTGTGTTCAACCCCGTTAAAGGAATGAAGCAATTCAAATTATCAGAACCAGTTGAAGTACAAGAAGCTGGTACAGGATTTATGTTAATACCAAGGGATGTACTAATGAAGTACAAAGAAGCTTACCCTGAGTTAGCATACCTACCTGACCACGCACGAACAGAACAATTTGATGGTACAAGAGAAATTACAGCATTTTTCGATTGTGTTATCGATCCCGAATCCAAGCGCTACTTATCAGAAGATTACTTCTTCTGTCATAAAGCACGTGATGCTGGCCTAAAGGTTTGGATGTGTCCTTGGATGCATCTCAACCATGTTGGTACCCACGTATTTAATGGTGGAATGGGCTCTATAGCAGAGCTTGGTGTAACCGCAACTGCTGACTCGACTTCTAATAAAAAGTCTTACAAAACAGTTGACAAATAGATGAAAGTGTGTTATAATATACATTCATTAACTAGGAGAAATATATATAATGAAATTTTCTAACGAAACCTTGAGTGTCTTAAAAAGTTTTACCGCAATTAACAAATCAGTTTTGCTAAAGCCCGGTAGTACTATTAAGACGATTACTCCCGAAAAGACGCTTATTGCGATTGCAGAAATCCAAGACACGATACCAGCAGAAGCTTGTATCTACGATCTTTCTAGATTCTTGTCAATCCTAAGCTTATATACAGATCCAGACGTAGAGTTTGGTGATAAGTATTTTATTATCTCAGAAGGCAAGAGACGAACCAAATATATCTACGCAGATATATCAATGATTCATACACCGCCTGAAAAAGATATAAATATACCGTCGGAAGACGTTGTTGTAGAGGTAACAGAAAGTGATCTTTCTTCAGTACTGAAAGCAGCAGGTGTTCTACAATTTTCAGAAATCGCATTTGTTGGCGAAAGCGGCAAGTGTTATCTGAAAGCAATCGACAGTGCAAACGATAACGCAGATGACTTTGGCGTTGAAATCGGGGAAACTGCCGATGAGTTTAAGGTAATCATTAAAACTGATAACTTAAAGCTCATGCCAATGGATTACAAAGTTACCATTTGTTCAAAGGGTATCTCTGAATTCAAAGGCACCGGTGTCACATACTTTGTGGCGATAGATTCAAAGTCGACTTATAATAAAGGATAATTGATATGGATAATGTACAAAATGGCAACTTCGGTGGCCAACAACAAGAAGAGACAGTAGTCATTAACTTGAACGACCTCTCTACAATCTTGCAACTTATTGACGTAGTGTCAACAAGAGGCGGGTTCCAAGGTCAAGAACTAGCTGGTGTAGGAATGTTAAGGAATAAGCTTGAAGCTTATCTAAGACAGAATGCACCTCAACAACAAGGTCCCGATGGGGACACCGCTGTTGGTGTAGAAGCTGGTGAACTGGCTGATAAGGTAATTGACTAAAAGATTACCAACCTTTCTCGAGAATAGGGGATCAGTTCCGACTGGTCCCCGCCCCTCAATTTTTATATTATATTATGCACAAGGTGATCTATGCAACACAAATCAAATGAAGTTCTATGGGTAGAAAAATACCGTCCTCAAAGTATCGAAGACACTATCTTACCCGAGACAATGAAAAATACGTTTCGCAAATTTGTAAATGACAAAAACGTACCAAACTTATTACTAACCGGTGGACCAGGAGTAGGTAAAACTACGATCGCTAAAGCCATGCTCGATGAAATGGGCTGTGACTATATCGTTAAAAACGGTTCCCTTAATGTGAATATCGACACTCTTCGATATGAAATCTCTACATATGCATCCTCTGTATCTCTTACAGGTGGTCGTAAATATGTTATCTTTGACGAAGCAGACTATCTAAATGCAACTTCTGTTCAACCAGCTTTACGTAACTTTATTGAAGAATATTCTGCTAACTGTGGGTTTATCTTTACTTGTAATTTCAAGAATAGAATTATTGGTCCATTAAGATCTCGACTCTCTGAAGTTGACTTCTCTATTGAACAAACTGAACGACCTCAACTAGCAATGCAATTCTTTAAACGTGTTATTAGTATTCTCAATAACGAGAATGTTGATTACGATAAAGCAGTAGTTGCCAAAGTTATTGAAAAGCATTTCCCAGACTTCCGTCGTGTACTAACCGAACTACAATCATATGCAGCTTCAGGTAAAATCGACGAAGGTATCTTTGTAAATCTAAAGCAAGAGAGTATGGATGAGTTATTCAACCTACTTAAAGCTAAAAACTTTACTGAGATGAGAAAGTGGGTTGCTACTAATTCAGATCAAGATATGAATGAAATGTTCAGACGTGTCTATGACATGATGCAAGCTCGTGTAGAGTTTAAGACTCAACCTGGATTTGTAGTCACTCTAGCTGATTATATGTACAAGAGTAATTTCGTTGCAGACCAAGAGATTAACATGGTTGCATTCTTAACTGAAGTTATGATTGAATCCGAGTATGTCTAATCCATTTAAGATTGATTTCCGCAAAACTATCGAATGCTTTAACTGTAGTGAGCGTATTGAAGGAGGTGAAGAATACACTCTAAAGTACCAAGCAGCAGATGGAGAAGCGGAAGTCAAGATGTGTGCTAACTGCGCAAAAGAATTTAATGAGATACTCATAGGAATCGAGGAGATACAAAATGGCTAAAGGTGACTTAAATCCATTTGATTTTATGAATGCTGCTTCTTTTAGTAAAGTAGATCTCATAAAAGATGGAGACAATCCAGAAATAATCGAAAAGCAATATAACGCTTATATTGTAAACCGAGGTTTTACAAATTTCGAAGATACAATACTACATGCTAATGAAATGAATCAGAGACACGAGCTGTTTCCTGGTGCACAATTTGATTACTACCGTGCAGTATTAAGAAAGCGTAAGAGATTCTCTAAATGGCCTAAGGCTACTAAAGACGTAGATCTCGACGCGATCCAAGAAGTTTATCAATGCAACAGAACAGTAGCAAAGCAATACTTCAAGGTATTGAACAAAGAGCAACTACAATCTGTGCACGATCGCCTCATTACAGGTGGCTGAGTTTATGAAAAAAATAAATAAGCTTATATGGTTATATACCGTGGCCACTAATAATTAAACAGGTGAATATGTATCATGGAACAAGAAGATATTTTTAGAGGTGTGGGCATCGAAGTAGTGCTTCCTACACCCGACAGTTTTCTTAAGATCAAGGAAACTTTAACAAGGATAGGGATTTCTTCTCGCAAAGATAAGAAGTTGTTTCAATCCTGTCACATCTTGCATAAAAAGGGTAGATACTCAATTCTTCATTTTAAAGAATTGTTTATACTCGACGGCAAGCACAACACGTTTACTGATGAAGATCATGCTAGACGAAACACTATTGTAAACCTACTTGAAGAATGGGAACTAGTAAAGATTGTAGATCCAAATAAAACAAAGGATCCAGTTGCTTCCCTAAATCAAATTAAGATCATTTCTTTTAAAGAAAAAGATGATTGGGAATTAACTGTCAAATACAATATAGGTAACGGAAAAAAGTAGTTGACAAAAATTTAATTTTATGATATAATGGTGAATATATAATGAATGTTTATAAAACAAAAGACAGCGCAATAATCCCTAAATACGCGACTCAAGGCAGTGCTTGCTTTGACATTCATGCTGCGTTTGATAAAGGTGATAAGATTATAGCCTATAATTCTGTTAATAGAAAAATAGAAGTTCTCGTTAAAGAGATCGAAGGTCAGCCTGCTTTCTTAATACACCCAGGCCAAAGAGTAATGATTCCAACTGGTCTAATATTTGATATACCAGAAAATCACGTAATGAAAATGTATATTCGTAGCAGCGCTGCTGCTAAAAAGGGTTTAACATTAAGTAACGGTGTAGGTATTATAGATTCTGATTATGTTGATGAAACACATATTCTTGTTCATAACATATCTGATAGTTTAACACGAGTGATCCACGGTGAAAGATTAGCTCAATGCATGGTCGAGAAAATGGACCAAACGCAATTAATAATGATTAACGAACGCCCTAAGCAGAAAACTGATAGGGACGGTGGAATAGGAAGTACTGGTAGTTAGAAAGTTTTGTTGATGACTCGGATTAAACCACCTGATTTCATCATTTTATCGAATTTTTTATATAATATTGCCATATATTCTCCTTATTAATATTTTGTATATACAGTATATTTATACAAACATGTTACAAGTACGTGACAAAAAGGTGACAAATTATGATAAAAGATGATACACTGCTTATTAAAGTAAATAAAGAGCAGAAAAAAGAATTCATTCAGCTCTGTAAAGATGATGATACAACAGCATCAAGAGAACTGCGAAATTATATTAAACAATTTATAAAGGCGCACAGAGAAACTGAATAAATAGATTTGTAGGTACGAATAATCGGCTTACAATAACCGGTGTGCTAACAGCCACCATAGTATAACTATATCTTGCATAAAAGGAGATAAAAATGACTGGATTAAATATACACAACCTTTCCCCGTTCACCGTGGGATTTGATCGAATCTTCGATCGTTTAGTAGAAATTGAGAACCACCCTGCACAGCATGGATCACAAGGTTTTCCACCCTATAATATCAGAATCAATAAAGCCGAAGATAAGTTCACTATCGAACTTGCACTTGCTGGCCTTGATGAATCTGATGTTGATATTGAAGTAAAAGAAAATCAATTAGCAATTAAGTCGACGTACGAAACTGGCGAAACTGCTGATGATAAATTTATTCATAAGGGAATTTCTAAAAGAAAATTTACGCGTAACTTTGACCTTGCAGATGACATTATCGTTAAAGGAGCAAGTTTCAAGAATGGTCTTTTAACCATTGGCCTTGAGCGTATTATTCCTGAGTCAAAAAGACCTCAGAAAATTAAAATCGACAATAAGAAAGAATTTTTAGTCGAATAACTACATTGAACGGAGGGCGCAATGCCCTCCACCTATAAGGAATTTATTATGGAAAACAAAAGAGTACCTGACGCGATCTTTAAAACGCGTGCACGAGACGTAGAATCTGGTGAATTTGAATGGAAAGAATTAACTACCAGTGATTTATTTACTGGTAAAAGAGTCGTTGCTTTCTCATTACCTGGAGCCTTCACACCAACATGTTCTAACTTTCAAGTACCTAGCTATCAAGCCAGGTCGATGGACTTTATTGAAGCTGGTATTGATAAAGTGTATTGTATTTCTTGTAACGATGCTTTTGTGATGAATGCGTGGGCTCAAGATCAAAGAGCTCCTAACATTGAGTTCTTACCTGACGGTTCGTGTGATTTTACTGAAAAAATGGATATGCTTGTACGCAAAGACAATTTAGGATTTGGTGCAAGGTCTTGGAGATACGCTATGGTTGTAAACGATGGTGTTATTGAAAAGATGTTTGTTGAAGCTGGAATGTCTGATGACTGTGATTCAGATCCATACGTTGAGACAAATCCTGAAAATGTTTTAAAGTTTTTATTACAAGAGTAGAGGGAAAGCGGGAAGCTTTTCTAATCTACCTTTTTTGGGGGCCTTCGGGCTCCCTTTTTTTAATTAGGTACCAAGTAATCCTGGCACTGGGCAATATCCCATTCCGCTACCTTGATTAAATCCTTGAAGAATAGTTGTAGCGGTTT